GAGACGCAGATCCCGGTCCCCGAGGGGCCGCTGGTCGGCAAACACATGCACCTGCTGCCGTTCCAGGAAGCGTTCATCCTCGCATTGTTCAATGGGCCGCAGCGCGCCCGCAAGGCAATCCTCTCGGTGGGCAGGAAAAGCGGCAAGACGACGCTGGTGTCCTCGCTCTTGCTCGCTTTCATGCACATGCGGGGACTTACCTCGCGCAATTCGCGCATCAATTCCGCCGCACTCTCGCGCGAGCAGGCAAGCCTCGTTTTCAACTACATGGCGAAGTCGATCCAGCTATCAGAACGCCTGAGCGCGCTCTCGAACATCACCGCGTCGGGCAAGAGGATCGTCGCGCTCAAGACCGGTGTCGAGTACCACGCCCTGGCGGCGGAAGCGGGCAAGGCGATGGGGCTCTCCCCGGCGGTCGTGGTGGGTGACGAGTGGGGCCAGGTGGTCGGGCCGACGCACCCCTTCATCGACGCGATCCTGACCAGCCAGGGCGCTCACGATTCTCCCTTGCAAATAGTGATCAGCACGCAGGCGCCCTCCGATGCGGACTGGCTCAGCTTGCAGCTCGACGATGCGATCAGGAATCCCTCCCCCGAGGTTGTGTGTCACCTCTACGCAGGCGACGAGGGATGCGCGGTTGACGACCCGCGCCAATGGGCCAAGGCGTGCCCTGCGCTCGGTGTGTTTCGCTCCCGCCAGGACGTGGAGCTCCAGGCGCAACAGGCGAAGCGTATGCCGGTCCTCGAGGCGAGCTTCAGGAATCTACTTTTGAACCAGCGGGTGGCCCTCGAAAGCCTGTGGCTCGCCCCTGCGGTGTGGAAGCAATGCAGTGAGCTCCCTGAGCCCGCCATCTTCCGCGATGGCCGCACGGTCTCAGCCGGCCTCGACTTGTCGCAGCGGAACGACCTGACGGCCTGCGTGCTGGCGGCGAAGGACGACCAGGGCGTGGTACACCTCCTGCCGTTCGTGTTCACGCCCGAGCGCGGCATCGCCGAGCGGGAGCTGCGCGACCGGGCGCCCTACCAGGCGTGGGTGGGCAGCGGGCACTTAATCGCCGTGCCGGGCGCGACGATCGACTACGACTTCCTGTTTCAGTGGCTGCGGATACGCCTGGACGACCTGGGTATCCGGATCGACGTCTGCGCTTTCGACCGCTGGCGCATCGCCGAGGCCAAGAGCGCCGCGGAGAGGAACGGGTTCGTGGTCAACGTCTGGTCGGAGGTCGGCCAGGGCTACCAGTCGATGAGCCCGCGGGTGGAGCACTTCGAGACGCTTCTCCTGCAAGGGCGCATCCGGCACGGCGCGCACCCGCTTTTGAACATGGCAGCGTCGAACGCGATTGCGATCAAGGACGCGGCCGGCAACCGCAAGCTCGACAAGGCGAAGTCGACGCAGCGGATCGACCCGCTGGTGGCCGCGGTGATGGCGGCGGGCGTTTTCATGGTGCAGGCGCCCGTGTTCGACGTGCAGGCGCTGATAGCGTAGCCCCGGCATGATGCGATTTTGATCGAAAAATCAGATTGATATGCCATTTGATTTGGAAATACGGTCGGGGTAGGCTTCGCCGTCATGGACATCCTTCGCCCTGGCAGGCGCGAGCGCGAGAAGCGCAAGCAGGACGATCAACCCCAGCGTAAATCCATAGCGCAAGCGATTGGTGGCTCCAGCGGAGTCACCGATGGCCGAGACCGCCGCTGACGTAGTCAAGCGTCTCCCGCTCGTCCTCGAGAAGTCCGCCGCGCCCGAGTACGACGCGCGCTTCGTGATGTCAGCGTCCTCGCCGGACCGCGTCAAGGACACGATCGACCCCGCCGCCTACCGGCCGCACCTCCGCAAGCGCCTGATCGCCCTCTGGCAGCACGAGCGCGAGAAGCCGATCGGCTACTGGCAGAACCTGCAGGTCGTCGCCGGCGCCCTGGTGGGCGAGATCAAGTTCGCCTCGACCGCGCTCGCGCAGATGGTGAAGACGCTGATCGCGGACGGGGTGCCCCTGGGTGCCTCGATCGGCTTTCGCGGCCGCGGCGAGCCCAATGACCAGGGCGGGGTGCACTTCTCCGAGCTCGAGCTTCTCGAGACCTCCATCGTATCGGTGCCCGCGCACCCGCGCGCGGTGCAGATCGCCAAGCAATACGGAATCACCTTGCCGGATGCCGCAGGGCAGTTGCCCGCACGCGAGCGTTCGGCATCTCCCTCCCCGTCGGCAGTTGCCGCGCGCAGTCCCCTACAGAGGAAAACCATGAGCAAGACCATTTCTCAGCTCGTCGTCGAGACCCAGGATGCGCAAGTCGCGCTCGTCGACAAGCTGGCGGCCGAGAGCACGAAACTGGGCGAGAGCGCCGCCGGCACCGACGAATTCACCACCCAGAAAGCCATCGTCGACGGCATCGACGCCGAGCTCCAGGCGGTCGACGGCAAGCTCGCCTCGCTCAAAAGCGCCGAGGCCCGCCTTGCAGCGGGAGCTAAACCGGTGACGGCCGACGCTGGCGAGATCGCCACGGCAGCGATCCTGAAGGCGCGCGGCATCAGCAAGGACACGGACCATCTGCTCGGCAAGCTGGCGCTCTGCGTATACGAATCGCGCGTCAAGTCGATGGCGATAGACACCGTCGCGGCGCAGCGCTTTCCGAACTCGCAGGCGCTCGAAACGCTGATCAAGGCGGCGCAAAACCCGGCGATGACGAACGTGCCCGGATACGCGCAGGAACTCACGCGGCAGACATACGGGCAGTTCCTCGAACTGCTGCGCGGCAAAGCGATCCTGCCGCAGTGCGTGCCCGCTGCGCTCTCGCATTCGTTCGACGGCGCGAGCACGATTTACGTGCCAACGCGGCTCGGCGGAACGGCGTCGGGCGTGTTCCGTGCCGAGGGTGCGCCGATCCCGGTCAAGGGCCTGACGTTCTCGCACGTGCTGCTGACACCTAAGAACATGGGTGTCATCCTGACCGCGACGATGGAAATGCTGCGGCGCTCGGCGATTGATCTCGCAGCGTATTTCGAGAACGCGATGCGCGACGACACGGCGCGCGCGCTGGACTTGCTTTTCATCAGCAACACCGCGGGCACTGCCATTTCCCCCGCTGGCGCGCGTGCAGGCCTGACCGTCGCGGACACGCGCGCGAGCACTGGCGCAACCGCCAGCGCGATAACCACGGATATCAAGGTCATGGTGAAGGCGCTGACCGCGAACGACATGGGCGATCCCTCGACCACGCGCTGGCTGATGCATCCGTCGAACCTGATTGCGGTCTCGATGCTGCTGACCGCGACCGGCTCGAAGCAGTTCCCCGAGGCCGAGCAGGGGCGGCTTGCTGGCTATCCCATTGTCACCTCGACGCAGATGGATCCGACCATCGTTCTTCTTATCGATTTTGCAAATTTCACTTTCGCGATTGGCGCACCGCAGTTCATGGCGAGCGAGCAGGCGACGATTCACGAGGAAGATACGACGCCGCTGCCCATCGGCACGCCGGGGGCGCCGGCGACGATTGCTGCTCCAGTGCGCTCGCTCTATCAGACGAACTCGTGGGCACTTCGGTTACTACTTGACGCTGTCTGGGCAAAACTTCGCGCGATTGGTCCCGTGCAGGAATTGACGGCAGTGGCATGGTAAGTAAGCACTAACCATTCCCAATGGAACGGCTAGCTTTAGCGGGCGAAAAGACGGCACTCATACCGTCCCGCCGTTCCACCTGTGATGTGAGCATCGTGAGTGAGGACGATCATGACGAAGGTATGGCCGCGCCCGTGTTATGGCTACCACCTAATCGACGCGCGTGAGGGACCGGATAAGGGAACCGTGCGAATGGTGGGGATAACAACACAAGCGCCGCAGCGCCGATTCAGTCAGCATGAAAAGCACGCGCGTCAAGCTACGCATTACAACCTGCGTGTCAGCGAATTTTTGAGAGCGCATCAAGCGCTCGACATCTGGAAAGCTGAGCGCTGGCGCGTGATGGCGTGCTTTGCCGATTGGGATAGCGCGTGCGTTTGGGAGCAACAGCAGATCACCGAATACGGGACCGAGGATGACGGTGGACTGCTGTTCAATATCGCCGCTGGCGGTAATCGCATTGAAGCCGCGAGCGTCAAGGGGCGCGCTATACGAATCGCGGCCATTCGCGCGGCGAATATGCATCCCGAAGCGCGCCACGACAAAAGCGTGGCAATAAAAGCATCGTGGACGCAGCCAGAGAAGCGCGCCAAGCGAATCGCTGGAATGCTCGCAGTGTGGGAGCGTCCCGGCTATCGCGCCAAAAGAGGTGCAGCGACACGCAAGGCTTTGGCAAGACCTGAGGTGCGAGCCAAAAAAAGCGCGGCGATGCGCGAGATCATGGCGCGACCTGAGGTGTATGCCAAAAGAGTGGCGGTATTGAAGCGACCAGAGGTGCGCGCCAAAGCCAACGCGGCAGTTTCGAAGGTCAATAAGTCACCAGTCGGGCGCGCGAGGGCATCTTACGCTGCAACTTTAGGTCACCGCCGTCGCCGTTACGGCAAACCCGGACCAGGGCAGGGGAGTCTTTTTTAACCGTTTTGAAAGGAGTTACTACATGCTAGTTTTACTCGTACCGTTGTCAGAACTTGCCCGGCCAGGGCCTGCCGCAGCCGCCCCTCTATCCGGGGCACGGCTTACCGGGGGGACAGCCCCATCCGGGACACGATCTGCCGCCTTTCCCCGGCAGGCCCGGACACGATCTGCCGCAATTTCCAGGTTCGCCCGGCCACGATCTGCCGGAGCTGCCGCCCTCGGTGTGGCCGCCGCAACCTGGCAGGCCCGGCCAGCCGATCCAGCTTCCGCCTCCGATAGCCGGAAATTTGCCGATCCATCCCGTCGGCCCGTCGAATCCCATTGCTATCCCGCCCGGAACTGTCTGGCCGCCGCTGCCGCCTAGCGTTCCTGCCGGCAAGGCGATCGTGCTGGTGGCGATCTCCGGCGTGGGCTATCGGTGGGCGGTGCTCGACATTCCGCAGCCGAAGTAAGTCTCCCCTGGCGCGGGCGTGGCTTGTACTTGCGCGCCCGCGTTTTTTGAAGGAGCGACGCGATGATCGAGTTCCTGGTTTACCTGCTCGTTCTCTGCCTCGTTTTCGGCCTTATCTATTACGCGCTGGGGCTGCTGCCGGTGCCCCCGCCCTTCAAGAACATCGTCATGGTGATCCTGATCCTGATTTTCATCCTGCTGCTGTTGGGCGCCATGTTCGGAACAGTGCCGCTGCC